AAATAATAAATGATGTAGAATTGGATATAATAGCAAAACATAAATATATTTATAAATTATTAAATTTAGGTGTTATAAATTAAATTATATTTGATTATGATTTAATTGGATTAAAAATAATATATATTTTATTATAATAAATTAGAAATGGAAGAAAAAGAAGAAGTGAATCAAGAAGTACAATATTATACCGATTATATGGCAATCAAATCAGATGCCACTTCTATTTTACATAATATGGATGGAATTGGAGACCTATTTTTAGTGATGTGTCAAGAATTAACCAATAGAATATATAGAGATAAAAATCCAATATTTGATTATGTACGTGAAATACTAATTCCTGGAATGTTTGATCTGAAATATTACCAAAATGGATTGCCCATTATAGATGATAATGATGAATTAAAAAAATTTATAGAAAATAATACAATAAAATATGAAGAATATGAAGAATATGTTAATATATTTTTAAAAATTAGCCAAAATGTTGAAACGGCAACGCCAGATGAAATAGAAATATATTCTGGTTTATTTTATAAATTTTATTTGAAAGGTGGTTCAGCAATGAAATTAATTTTTAATTCATACAAGGAAGTAATCAATGATACATTTTTATTAACACCTGATGAAGAAAAAACATTTTTGGGAGATAATTCTGACTATGATTTTGACTTTTTAATTAATGAAAATATAAAAAAAGAACATTACGATGAATTATCAATAATTGCTACAAGAACAATATTGAAATTTATGTATGAAATTATAATAAAATATAGAGAAAATTTATTTAATAATGATCATTTTATACGTAATTTTATTAAAAAATTAAAAGACAATAAACCATATCCGTTAAATCCGTTGATTAACGTGTCTAATATAGTTAAAGGCGAAATTAATGGAGAGATTCAAATTCCTAATGATTACGATATAAATAAAATTGGAATAGTGAGATGTAATGAACTTGAATTTGAAAATCCATTTGTTGAAAAAGGAAAAGAATCAATAAAATTTTATTTGTTAAGATTGATGTTAAAATTTAAAAATAATGTTTTTTTGGAGAATTATGAATATGAATATAATAAAAACATATATGCTGAAATTATTGATGTTTGTGTTCCTATGTATGAAAGTTATGATAGAAAAACAAAATGGGAAACATCCATTAACATTATAAAAATCAATGGAGTATATTGTTATAATTTAAATGCAATTATAAATGATCTTGAGGATGTAATTGCCAAAACAAATCAATCTCAAAATCAAGAAGACCTTAAAAAAATAAATAAACGAATGAATCGATTAGTTTTTTTTAAAAATTTAATATGTATAATACCGCGATTAATATATAAAGAAAAGTATTCACTTGTTAAGAAAACTGGAATACCTTTGGAAAATTACGAAACAATTTGTGAAGAAATAATTGACAAAATTTGCCCGTCAAAAAAAATAGATGAAAAATTAAAAAATCATTTGATAGATATTTTGAGAGGAATTTATTTAAATTTTCCAGAAACAATTAATCCAAATGAAATGAATATATTTGTTATACTCAAACAATATTTTAGATCTATGTTAATTGATAGAGTTGAATTAAAATTGAATACTTATAACAAAATATTTGATTCACATGCATTTAATTTATTAAAATTTCATAGTAAAATAGATGAAAAAACCATATTATACCCAGATGATATGAATAATACATATCATTCAGGATTTTACGCCATTTTTAAAGAAGGTGATACATCATTATATGAATTTAGTAAAATAAATGTAATAATATATCAAATGATTTGCAAGATAATAGATAATTACATGGTAATTGATGATGAATCGTCTCGAAAAATGTTGTGCATGTTATTTTTGTCTTATAGCAAATTTATAATGTACTTTAATAATTATTCTTTGTATAACGAATCATTGTTGCTATTTATTAATACATTGACGGATATATATAAAACTATAAAAAGTAATCCTGTTTTTATAACAAAACAAACGATAGAACTTACTATTATAGAAGATCGTTCTTTATTGCAAAGAATTTTAAATAGAAATAAAGAGATTAATGAACATATAATGAGTATGCTACAATATCCTCTGATGAAAATATCATTATACATTAAAGATTTATATAGTAATTCAAAATTATGTTTACGTGGAAGTTATGCGTATAATTTTCACAGAATGTTGAGAAATAAAGATGATAAAGATGATAAATCTAATAATTTTAATGATATTGATATGTACTTAATTATAAATTCATCAAATGAAGAAGAATTTATGCAAAAATGTCTAGAAATTTGTAATATATATAATTATTATTTTAGAGAATATTTTTCAATAAATCAAGAATTTTTAATTGGTGAAAATGAATTATTGTCGATTGATTCATATGTTTTTAAAGAACAAAATACAATGTTATATCAAATATTGCTAACACGATATATTTATTTGAATGAAAATGACGATATAAATATAATTTTTTCCAAAACATTTAATGAAATAAGTCAACCTGTGGATAGAAATGTATATCGTATTGTATCACATCACATATTTGAAATACATATAACAAATATTGATTATGATGAATATTTAAGCATTGAACAAATAATAACGGACCCATATTTAATAAACAATCATCATGAGAATGTGATTAAAATACAAAATTATTTAGAATTAATAAAAACAAATACATATGAAAATGAAGATATAAAGATAAATAATGATGGTATTAATTTCAATAATTTTTATATTCAATCAATAAAAGAATTATCGGATGATTATGATGATATAATTTCAAAAGATACTGATATATTAATAAAAAAAATATATGCTGAGCGTTTATTAGATTTATCGACAGTATAAAAGATTTATCAATAGTGTAAAAGATTTATCAATAGTGTAAAAGATTTATCAATAGTGTAAAAGATTTATCAATAGTGTAAAAGATTTATCAATAGTGTAAAAGATTTATCAATAGTGTAAAAGATTTATTATAAGATTTATCAATAGTGTAAAAATATTTTAAAAAATATTTAAAATATTTACATTTAAATATGAATACTATTCAAAAACGTTTTTTATTATTTTTAATTGGATGTATAGGAACGCGTTCATTGTTTGTATATTTGGCAAAAACAGTTCCGATAATGTATTTGAGAATAATGGGATTTATGGCTTTAGTTCCAGCGTGTGGATTTTTATATATTTATCTGACTGGACTGAGAGAAACGGGTGCTGAAGTATTTGGTGAAGAAATATGGTGGAATAATTTAAGACCCATACATTCATTATTATATTTTTGTTTTGCTTATTTTGCAATTAATGGAAAACAAAATATTGCTTGGAAGATTGCATTAGCAGATGTATTTATTGGTTTATGTTCTTTTTTAATATATCATTATGGAAAGGGAAATTTTGAAAAAGTATTTAAATAAATAAAAAATAAAAATAAAAATAAAAATAAAAAATAAAAAATAAAAATAAAAATAAAATACAACTATGTCATTTTTTGTTTATTTATTAATGTCTTCTAATGGAGCAACATATATTGGTGCTACAATTGATTTAAATAGACGGTTAGATCAGCATAATAAATTATTAAAAGGCGGTGCAAAAGCAACAGGAAATCGTGTAGAAAATGGTGAAATGTGGGTTAGAATGTGTCATGTAAAGAATTTTCCAGATTGGCAAAGTGCCCTTCAATTTGAGTGGCGTTGGAAACAATTGAGTAGAAAAATATATAATAAACAATATCCTTTAAAGAGACGTATTGAGGCATTAAATATATTATTAGGGTTGGACAGATCGACCTCAAAAGCAATGTTATTCAGTGAATGGGAAACTCCACCTGAAGTTGTGTGCGAAGATGACGAGTGCCGTGAATTGTTTTTAAAAAGTGCTGGACATTAAAATTAATAAAATGTCTTTAAGTTATTTTATTAATTATATTTTCTGGTTCTAGTTTTATATTTTTTGTTTCTGTTTCTGGTTCTATATTTTCGACTTTTATATTTTCTGGTTTTATTTTTATATTTTCTTGTTCTATATTTTTTTCCTCCGATGTGTTTTTGTTTAAAGTCTTCTTTTTCAAGGTTTTTTTAATTTCTTTAAGAGTATCGCACGTATAATTCACACTAGGGTTTGTACCTAAAATTCCCTCAAAATTAGAAATGCCATAATCAATTAATCCAATTTCACCATTATCAGGATTATAAAATACATTATCTCCATGATAGTCATTGTGATATAAATCATTTTCTTTTAAACAAGTATCTAATTTTATTAACTTTTCAGACAATGCATCACATATTTCTTGGTTATTTAAATTTATGTATTTCAAAGATTTATTTAATGTATCATAATCCAATCGTTCCATTTCAATAAACCAAAAACAATTATATGGACCATATATTTTATATTTTTCAGTTTTTAATATTTCATTATGCTCATAAGGATTTGTTAATGCTAATCTACCATAAGAAATTATCTCAGGAACTTTAAAATTACATTTTCTATGATCTTCAGACAAATGCTTAGCGTAATACTGAAATGCTAATTCTTTCATCATCACAAAATCAGACATATAATGTGCTTGACAATTAACAAGTTTAAAAATCCTGTTATGTATCATACAAACATAGGAGACGTGTTCAGGTGTTATACTTTCACCCACGAGATTTTCAAATTTTCTTTTTCCATGAGTTAATGGATCAGGACACGCTAAAACATGTTCTATTATTTTATTTTTAGTTTGCAATCTATCACTTGCTTCTACATTATTACGTATTTCAATCATTTTATCAAGTATGAAATGATTATTGATATTTGCAGTTTTAATATATGATTCCATTATGTGTTCAGGAATTAAATCTGAATTATTTTCAAAATGTATTGGGCTACCAAGTGAATCCGAAGCAGGCATTTTAATAGATTCATCATCATCAAATTTTAAATTATTTAAATCCAAACTAAGAAGACCACTAGATTTTTTAGCAGGCATTTTTTTAAAAGGTTCATCATTAACATTTAAACTATTTAAATCCAAACTAAGACCACTAGACATCTTTTTTTTATTGAAAGATGACATTTTTATATATTAATATTTTATTTTTCAGTATACCATTTAGGAGGTGTTAAGTATACATTATTTGCAGAACCACAAGAATTTGCAAATGAAGTTATGCTTGTTCCGGCTGCCGATTGACCTGTGCCATTAGACACAGCAAAAGGAAATGGTTTTTGCCAAGACTGAGGATTTTGACACTGTCGTTGAATTCTCAAAGTATAATCGCTACAATCTTTTGGTTGATAAATAGTTTTAGTATACGGAGCAATTGATTGTTGAATAACCATTTTATATCCTCTTGGATTTTTTATAATACTATCTTGACAAGAACATTTATAATAATTTTCATAAAGTGCCTTATCATTGACATCATACCAACAATAATTGGCGGCGGATTTATTTTGAACGTACAATCCTTGACTTGCGGTGTCTGTTTGATTTCCTGTGTATATTGGTTGCACCCATGAGTTTGGATATTTTCCAGTGAAAATCCCTTTATATTTTTGTCTTAACATATTTTTCGTGGTAGTTACAGTTGGTTTGACAAATTCCCATTGATTTCCATTAATAGATACAATGGCTTCACCGGCATTCATTACTGGAATTGCTTGAAAATATTGCCCGCCATTGCCTCCATTTCCGTAAGGATATTGCCCGCGAAATCTAGTGCCTTGTTTTGACATTTTCATATCTTTACCTACTGAAATACTACGAGTGGAACCATTAAGAGAAAATCCAACAGAGCCATAATTTTTAATTGTATTTTCTAACATTACATTTTTTAAAGTATTGTTTCCAAAGGGACCTTGAGTCAACCAATATCCGCCTGGAGGTTTTCCTGAACGTTTGGTGGCAGAAGAATATTTATTAATACTTTTTTTCTTGAAAGTTGCAAGAGACATTATATATTATTATGATTATTATAATTATTAAACAAATAACAAACATCTATCATCTAAATTATTAAAACATCTTTCTAAAAAAAAATATAATTTAGTATTGTAAATTGACGTCATACATTCATTAATTTCTATATTTCCAAAAATGCAATAAACAATCAATAATCCTAAACTATAATAAATACATTTATGATTTATTTTTGCAGGTAATTCTTTTATTTGTAATAATTCTGGACTATTAAAAAATGAAATATGTATCATTTTATCTATAATTAACAATTCATTTTTGTCATCGTGTTGGTCAAATTTCAGCAATTTCTCATCATTTGCAATTATAAAAATGTCGTCATTAATGACTAATACATCATTTAAATCTATGCCATAGAATCCACATTTTTTTTCACAAAGAAAATTAATTTGACTACTTAGTGTGTGAATTATATTTAAAGATTGTTCATAAGTTAATGATCCTTTATTTTCCGACAAATAATTTGAAAATGACCTAATTTTTTCACAAGTTATAAAAACAGAAGAATGTGTTTTATTATAAAATGCGTGTCGCAAAAACAGCAAAATAGAAGAATATAATATATTTCTGTATTCTTCATTTTTTATAAATAAACTGTACGTATAATTATTTATTTTTGATATTTGATAATTTCTAGTATCCATTGATGATTGAAATATATTTTATTTTTTAATTAAAAGTATTTTATTATTTATTATTAAAATAATATAAATAATATAAATGTATTGTTATAATTATAAAAAATGAAAGATAAAATTTTGTTTGGTATTATTGGAATTGGAGGTATTTCATTATTTATTGCCGGTTATAGTAAATTACATAATAAGTATGCATTGTGTAATATTAGACATAGAGAAAAAATAAATAAAATAGATGAAAATAATAATAAAATTATTAATAAAATAGATGAAATTA